GAACATACTTTGGATGCGATTGGAAAAAACAAAATCCCACTCAGAATCCCGACCGACTATCATGCGCGGAACCAGACGTTCTATTATCGACACATGCCAATAATTAACCGTCCAATCCCACGCTGATTTATCGATCGAGACAGGTTTTCTCCCACGAAAAGTCTTTGCCATCCAAAGGAACCCCCCCCCAGATGGTGTCCACCCTGCCTTGGATGGAATATCAGCCCATTTCTTCACCATCTCATCAAGCCAATCACCATACAATATACGATCAACCAAAGTATCAGTCAATCCAACGCCTGAAATCAAGCGCAAGGACTTCTTCTGTACTTTACTGATCTTGTGTGGCTCAGGCTTGACAAAACAAAAAATGGGATCCGCCTTCGGGCTAACGATCAAATCAAGCCAGCGCTGTCGCACTGCCATTTCGACCATCGCCACTCGTAACGGATCACACTGAACACCATCAAAAAGAAAAAGATCCCGATTTGTTGGATAATTACGTTTCCAGGGCCAGCCAGGACTCGCATTCCAGTCCACACTATCACGTATGAACTTAGCAAAATCTTGCGGCCAACCCCGGTACTCAATCTTGGTTTTCTGATAGGCAAGCTCAAGTTGATCTACAATATAATTAGTGGATTTCAATGATTCTATATCTAACCGTTCTATACTACTTTGTTGTTTGCGAGAATGATAACACAAGGAGTCGTCTATCGCTGCGATATCTGTATCGGGCCATCGAAAATCATCCTCAAACCCTTTACCAAGCTCCCTCATTTCTGAGAGGAACTCGGCAATTCGAGCATTACTTTCGTAACCTTGGGTACGGCCACCGGTGCAGTCGTGGTTACGACATTGCCAGCAGACGCGCCCACATTTCCGGTGCGTTCCACGATCCCAGCAGTTATTAACGCCTGGATAACTTCCTCTAAGGAAAATCCGGACGCTTGCATCTTGTCCAGAACCGTGGCTCCCTCCGACTTCGCTTTCGCTTTCCTGACAGACTTGGGAACGGCCTTGGCTGAAGACACTTCGACATTTACATCCGTCTTCAATTTCTTGATTTCGGACAATTCGAT